TAAAGATTCTGAGTATTCTCTCTCAGAAATTTTAGTTAACCGAGATTTGTATACTTATGAATCGTTTCAACGATCCACTTTGTATACAATTCCTCTTCCGGCTCCGCCAAAATGGAAACCTTCTCGCGCATTTCGCAATGTGCTTCAAGGTCTTTCATTATTGGCGGTTTTAAATACAAAATGCCGTTAGGTGTTTTGTTCACTTGCCCATTTTGGGCGGAGGTCTACGTATGAATAGAGATAGGATGATTGAAGAAATTGAAACTATGTATGAAATTCTGGATCAGCGGGGAATACATCACCTGATGTACCTTCCCGATGATCTAATGGAACTTCACAACATAGACCTTCAAGTTCATCGAAACTTCCTTCTCTCTTTAGCACGTTCTCCTTCTTTTTTAATAAAGGAGCTGTAGTATGCCTTCTGCATCTACAATATCACTAGACGACGGTCAATCCACGCCGGTATCCCACGACTTTGCACCTCGTGTGCAAGTGGGACCGGAGAATATCTTACTCATCAATGATGAGGCGGATACTTCTGCAGGGCAAATGAAACTACAACTCGGCTTTTCAGCTGCTTCTAGTAAGCGGCCGACTAACCGGGTCAAAGTATCATTTACATACCCCGTGGAACAAACTGTTGACGGCGTTGTCCGTGTTGCTTACACGGCACGCTTTAATGGCGAAGTGGTCCTTCCTGAAGAAATGACTCAGGCACAGCGCGATGATATGGCGGCATTTATTGGAAATGCCCTGTCTCACGCTACTGTGGCTGGTTATGTCTCAGACTTGGACCCAATGTTCTAATGAAGAACATTGAAAAGATTATTTCTGCTACTCAGAAGTTTCTCGGTTGGGCGAAAGCCCTTCAGGAGATTCTTCGAAAGTTTAAGAAATAGCTTATAACTTAACCATTAAAGGAAATAGCCATGTCAACTGATTGTGTCATTGACTTTAGCTCTAGCTTGAAGCTAGAGCTTTCCACAACCCTCGAAATGTGTAGGATAATCGATTCGCCGCGATCAATGACCGTTGCGATGATGATCCAGAACGAGATGTGGGGTGAATTGCTCGACTTAAAGACAGACCCGTTACATTATCAGGACCACAGCAATTTCGCTGATGATTACCTGATAACGAGTCTGCTCCAAAAGTCTGTGCATTTACCCACTCAGATCGATCTACATGAAGAGGCTCTGCGATCCTTTTGGGACGCAGAGATCGGTTGTCGGTGTACGAACGATCGGCTTATCTCAACAAAAACTGGCGATATGCCAGATATCATTGAGCGAGCCCGATCGATTATACACAAAGTTCTAGGCTCATTAACTTCAAGAGACCTCGACTTTGTCGAGAAATCTTTTAAGTTTGGTCCTGGAGCGACAACCGGTGTTGCTGGTGTCGGTAGTGTGTCATCAGATAAATTCGATGAAGAAATTCATCTGACCCAGAGCTTATACCCGTTTTATCGCCGAATTCTTGGCGATACTTGGTGGGAGATGCAAAAAACTCCTACCATAATAAACGGTAATAAGTTCACTTCCGTTCCCAAATCTGCGAAAACGAATCGAGGTATCTGCGTTGAACCAACTCTGAACATCTTTGTTCAGCTTGGCATTGGCGCATTACTTCGACACCGCCTTGCACGATTAGGGGTCGATTTAAGTTCCCAGGAACGTAATCAGATTGCAGCTCAACGGGCCTATAAGGACCGTCTTGCTACAATCGATCTCAGTAGCGCAAGCGATTCAATCGCCTACCTTACTGTAGTTAGATTACTTCCTCCGGAATGGGTGGAGCTTCTCGAACTAGCTCGCTCACCACAGACGTATGTCGACGGTGAATGGGTTAACGTTGAGAAGTTTTCCTCTATGGGAAATGGATATACCTTTGAGTTAGAG